CGGTGTACTAGGATCAAAAACTGATATCAACTGGAATATTGAAGGAGAGGTAAAAGTAAACTTCTTTGATGGGTATGATTTTGCACTATTGGGTGATATTCATAAGCTCCAGTATTTAGACGAAGAAAAGAGAATAGCGTATCCTGGGTCCACAATTCAGCAAAACTATGGCGAAGACGTAGGTAAAGGGTTTTTATTTTGGGAGATAGAAAGTAAAGATAAGTTTACTAGTAAATTTTATGAGATTCCACATGACATGCCTTTCGTAACAATAGACTGGAAGGGGAATGTACCCGATACAATGAAGGGTGCAAAAAAGCATCCTAACAAGTCAAGATTTAGGGTAAAGTCAGAAAATCAAATCAATCAAACTGATATAGTTCACCTGCATTCTGAACTAAAGCACATAAAAGAAGCATCTGAGATCGTCTATAAGTACGATGTTGATTTTGGTGAATCATTGATTGAGTCAACAAATGAGCAGTTTACAACAAAAGATCTAAGATCTGAAAAAACAATACAGACACTAGTTAAAGACTACTATAAGGATGCAGTATTAACAGATCAAGAATGGGAAACATTAGAAGGATTAGTATCTAACCACTGCCGATCGATTGAGGTGGGTGATACAATTGCAAGAAATACTAAGTGGACAATAAAGTCTATGAAGTTTGACAATGTATTTGGATATGGCAAAGGAAATTATATTAATTTCGAATCACTCCCAGGCATCACCGGAATATTTGGAAAAAATCGAAGTGGAAAGTCATCAATTGTTGGGACATTAATGTATGGTCTTTACAATACAACAGACAGAGGCCCGATTAAAAATGTGCATATTATCAATAGTAGAAAGGGTCATTGCAAAGCTGAAATAAATCTGGGAATAAATGGAAAGAATTTTAGAGTAGAGAGGCAATCAGTCAAGCACCAGAATAGAAAGGGACAAGTTAATGCAACAACGCATCTTAACTTTTGTAGAACTGGCCTTGATAATGAGATGATTCAGGACTTGACTGAAGAACAGCGAAGGGAAACAGAAAAGATTTTAAGAAAGTATTTAGGGACATCTGATGACTTTTTAATGACATCTCTGGCATCCCAAGGTCAGATGAATACTTTCATACGAGAAAGAGCAACTTCTAGAAAGATGATATTGACAAAGTTTTTAGACTTAGATATCTTTGAAAAAATGTTAGACTCTGCAAAAGAAGAATCTAGAGAACTCCAGGGAGAATTAAAAAATGTGCCCGATAGAGACTGGGATGTTGCAATATACGAGTCAAAGAGTCAGCTGGAAAAAAATAGAAAAAATATGACAACACTAGAAGCAGAAATAATGTTAAAGAGATCAGAACTCCACGACGTAAGACTGCTATTGTCAAAGTTTGACGACTCAGATGTTGTTACTAGTCATGATATTGATCATCAAAATGAATTAGTTGATTCTATTAAAGAGATGATAGTTAAATTAAAAAGTGACATAGGTGAGCTAAATCAGGCGCTAAAAGACCACAAAGAAAAAGCTAAAAAAATATCTTCTTTTAAAGCGTCGTTTCCGCTAGAAGACCTAAACAAAAGACTGGAAGAACAGCGTAGCATTGAGACAAGCATAATAGAACTAAGAGCACTTCTCGATAAAGAAAGTACAAAACTAACAAATCAGATGCGATCTGTTACACATTTGTCTGATGTTCCTTGTGGTGATTCTTTTCCTACATGTAAATTTATAAAAGACTCTCATAAAAACAAGGGTTTAATAGAAGAACAACGCGATCTAGTTGACAGCCTAAAAGATCAAGTTGATGTAACAGGCAGGACTTTGAAATTATTTGAAGATGAAAATCTTGAAGAAAAGATTAAAAAGTATAGCTCTGTCCTTAGTCAAGAAATTGATCTTAAATCTAGAAAAAATGACTTACTATTTGACGTAAAAAATAAGAAAAATGACTTATCTTCAAATAGACAACTTTTAAAAGAAGCAAAAGCATGTTTAGAAGAGTTAAAAGTAAAAGCAATTGATGTCGACGTCGACTTAAAAGTAATCGAAACAAAGAAAAAGATAGATGAACTAACAAAAGAAATAAGCGGAGTAGACTCTTCTAGAATTAGCATGGCAGAATCTATTGGCAGGCTTGAAAGTGACTTGACAATACTAAAGGAAGAAAAGCAGAAGTTTGTATCCTTGAAGCGAAAGTTAAAACTATATGATCTTTTCAATAACGCAATGTCTAAAAAGGGAATTCCTTTACAGATTATTATGTCACAATTACCAGCAATTAATGTTGAAATTGCTAAAATCTTGCAAGGGGTAGTAGGGTTCACCGTAGAGCTAGAAGCTGATCCCAATTCAAATCAAATGGACATCTATATCAATTATGGAGATTCAAAGCGCGTAATTGAACTGTCCTCGGGTATGGAAAAGATGCTGTCAAGCTTAGCCATTCGTGTAGCTTTAATCAATGTATCATCATTGCCAAAGACTGATCTTTTGATCATCGATGAAGGGTTCGGCGCCCTAGATGAAATGAATGTTGAAGCATGTAATCGTTTATTGGGTTCTCTTAAGAGATGGTTCCGGCATATTCTTGTAATATCTCACGTAGATGCAGTTAAAGATGTTGTTGACAATGTAATTGATATAACACATAAGAGTAAAAACTCTTATGTCTATGTGGAGTAAGCATATGCGCTGGAAAAGTCTAGATAAAGATAGGAAGTATAGAGAAATGTCTGACGGGCTAATTCTTATAAAGCCTAAAAAGAAAACATCAGTCCTTCCCGCACACTGTCCAGTCTGTGATGTTTTATTTTCATCCAGCCTAGACTTAGAATCTTATAGGAACAGTGAGTGTTGTAGCTACTGTGAAACAAAATACGCTTTTATTGATCGATCTTCGTGGTTGAAAGGTACTCGACCGACCAAAGATCAGTTAGCTGCAGATCTTAAGAGTAGAAAGTTATTGGGAATCAATATTAAGTTTTAGAATGCAGTGAATATTTATAATGTCTTTTAGGGAGCCAACCGACAATGCTAACAGTTCAAGATATCCATGTTTTGGGTCAAATTTTAAATACATCTTTCGGAAAATCTTCAACACTATCCCCCGTAGTTTCAATAAAATGTCATCTACATGGATCCGAGCCTACTAAGCTTCGTGTTGATTATACAAGTGTCGTTACATTTGCTAGCGAGGCCAGTATGAGAGATCAGAAGAAAGTTTTTGAAAATGAGTCAAACCAAGCAACAAATAATAGAATGAAAGAAATAAAGAAAGAATTTAAAGATGCTGCTGGCAGGACGCTCAAAGCAAAACAGCTAACATCTGAAGATAGTATTGAAGTAATAAATGCTTCACCACATACACCCCGTAAAACGGCTTATTACCGAAGAAAAACTCTCTTTGAAGTAGGATAGTATGCCGGCAAAGAAGCAGCCTAGTAAAAACTATCAAGTAAAAGAGATAGTAAAGTGCGGAAAAGATCCGACGTACTTCTTTAACAAGTATGTAAAGATCCAGCACCCTACACGTGGGCTAATACCGTTTCAAACATACGACTTTCAGAATGATTGTGTTCAAGACTTTATAGACAATAGATTTAATGTTGTTGTAAAAGCAAGACAGCTAGGTCTTTCAACACTTACAGCTGCATACGCATCTTGGCTAGCTTTGTTTCACAAAGATAAAAATATTCTAATTATTGCAACAAAACTAGCAGTTGCACAAAACTTTATTAGAAAAGTAAAAGTTTTAATAAAGGCATTACCAAAGTGGTTAATATTACCTGAAATAGTTGCTGACAATAAACAGTCTATTGAGTTTAGTCATGGATCGTCAATAAAAGCAATACCCACATCAGACGATGCTGGTAGATCTGAAGCTTTGACGCTACTGATCATAGATGAGGCAGCTTTTGTTAGAAACTTTGATGAGCTCTGGATGGGTTTGTATCCTACGCTATCGACAGGCGGCCGCGCTATAGTTTTATCAACACCGAATGGTGTTGGCGGCCAATACCACAAATTATATACAGACGCATGCGACAGTCTAAATGATTTCAACCCAATAACGCTACCCTGGTCAGTTCACCCAGAGCGAGATGAAGAATGGTTTGAAAAAGAAACAATGAACATGACCAAGCGTCAGATAGCTCAAGAATTAAATTGCGACTTCGCCTCTTCAGGCGAGACGTTCTTGACGAATGAAGATATTGATTGGGTCGCAAACATGATTCAGGCTCCCATGTTTAGAGAAGGTCCAGCAAGAAATGTTTGGGTCTGGAAGCGCCCCTTGTCCGAGCATCAATACATTGTGTCTGCAGATATTGCCCGAGGAGATGCAAAAGACTATTCAACTTTTCACATACTTGATACGAATACATCTGAAGTTGTTGCTGAGTATCGAGGAAAAATTCCACCAGATCGATTTGCTCAAATTCTTTTTGACTGGGGAACAAAATATAATAATGCATTGATGGTCCCTGAAAATAATTCGTTTGGCTATGCCACAATATTGAAGTTAAAAGAATTAAAGTACCCAAAGTTGTATTATAGAAATAGAAAATCAGTCTATATAGGCTCATACACACCCGGGTACGACACCGACAAAGCCGGCTTTGATACACAGAAAAAGTCAAGAAATCAAATACTTACAAAACTAGAAGAAGTTTTAAGAAACAAAGAGATTAAAATCTACTCTAGTCGACTTTATGAAGAACTAAAAACGTTTGTCTGGAAAAACAATAAACCTCAAGCCATGAAAGGTTATCATGATGACCTAGTAATGAGCCTAGCTATTGGTGTATGGTTATATGACACGTCATCCGACTACAGCAAAGACGCCATGGCATTAAATAAGGCAATGTTAAAAGGAATGAAATTTACTAGAAATCAATATCATGATAGAAATGTTACAGGACATCTAACTGATAAAATGAATCCTTTTATGCCAATTTCAACTAGTGCAAGCGACGTTGATGGACAAGCAGATAAACGACAAAGTAATAAAATACCAGCAGATTTTGACTGGTTGTGGAAGTGAAATAAATGGCCGAAAATGAAAAATCTCTATTCAAGAGGCTGACGACTCTATTTAGATCCGGACCAGCAGTCAATCGAAGCGTAAAGAAGTACAAGACAGTTACAAAAAATACGCCTTTTGATACGTTTAGACGAAATCAAAGCGGTGTTTACTCGCACACGATGAGCGCCTAT